CCTCGAAGCATATCTTCGGATGTATGCGCCGCATTTACGCGTGCCAAAAAGAATCCAGGAGGCAAATGCGCGGCATGCGATTGAATATACGGCGCTTTTTACCAAGGAGGATGATGAGAATGAGGAAGAGAGCTAGACAGCTCGATCTTGAGTTCGAGAACAGCATGTTTGATGACATCGCCCATGATGATGGATGGTCTCGCCGAGAAAAGTCGCTTGATGCATTTATGGCTGCATGGCGGAAGAAGAAGGCAAGACAAAATGCGGCGGCAGGAATAAGTAAATGACACGGCTATATGAGGGCAATATGCGATAATGTGCCGCGGTATTCGATGCGAAGATTGCTGGAATCATAATGTTGTATTTTCTAGCGCCGTCGGCGCTGAAAATATACTTTCAAAGAAGGAGTAATTTAATTGTTGAGAATTCTTCAGCTCCTTCGTGCATGGTATGGGAGATTATCTGCAGCAATGCCGGTGAAGCCTGCTACGCCATCGGCATGGAGTAAGCCGATCTCTCAATCCACAGCGCCGAACGCCGCATATGCGCCTGATGTTGGCTCAGGCATGCATGCGCTCGTCCGGGAATAATGAAAAATGCTGCAGACCGGATCGGCTGGAAGTATAGCCGCGCGGCGTAAGGTGTTTCGGCCCGGCGCCGCGGGGCGCACTTTAAATAAGGAGACACGAAATGCGTATCGGTTCCTTTTGGGTAAAGAAAAACGATGATGGCGGCAAGGTTATTACCGGCGAAATCAGCAGCGATGTTGGGCTGAATATTTCAGCAGGTCAGCGGCTTTATGCAAGGCTTGTACGGAATGATAAAAAGAAAGATGCAAAATCTCCGGATTATTTTCTTGAGGCATGGGTGCCACGAGAGAAAGAAAGAAAAGACTTCAAAATGGAATTCGATCCGCAGCGAAATGATGATGCCGTTTTCTAAGGAGGCAAACGATGTCAGCGCCATGGAGACAAGTTCACAAGACATTCTGGTCAGATCCAAAGGTTGTCGATTATTTCACGCCAGAGGATAAGTTTTTCTATTTATATCTCATAACAAACGAACACACGACACAGTGCGGCGTTTACAAGATATCATTGAAGCAAATCGGCTTCGAAACCGGTTACTCGATCGAAACTGTCAAGAATCTCGTTGAACGCTTTCAGAATTCTCTCAAGCGAATACGGTACAACCCAGAAACAAATGAGATCGCGATACTGAACTGGGCAAAGTACAACTATCCTACCACGACAAAAGACAACCGCTTTCTTTGCATCCAGGAAGAGATTGCGGCGATTAAAGATAAAACGCTCATTACTGACGTGTTGCAGCATGCGGCGCCTGAGATTCGAGATGCGCTTTTGAATGTGGAAGAAACACCCTCTGATGCCCCTCAAAAGGGGCTAGCAAGCCCCTCCGAAGCCCCTTATAAGCCCCTGGGGGAAGAAGAAGAAAAAGAACAAGAAAAAGAACAAGAAAAAGAGAGAGAGCCGCGCGCGCGCGAGGCAAATTTTCCACAACCGGAACCAGAATACGACAAACCGGCATCAATGCGCCTTGCTGAAGAATGGTTTCAGCGTTACAACTCAATGATAGGCGCAAAAACAAAACCGGACAGCAAAGCAATCGAACTATCGCGGCGACTGCTCGATTTTCTCGGGAACGATCTTGATATGGCGCTGCTTGCAGTCGATTATTACTTCAGCCATTGGAGAGAGCTCTGGTTTGCCTGTGAGCGGCGGTCTCGGTCCGGCCCAGAAGATATGCGCAAATGGGAATTCAGGTTTGCAAGCTTTGCGGATCCTGAGAATTGCCAAGAGATACTTTCGCGGCTTGCACGCCAGCAGCCGGCACAAAGCATTGAATCTTTGAGTACCGTTCGGCCTGGCAATGATGATCCGCCAATGGATCCAGAAGAGCATGCAAAAGCCTGGCAGCGCATTCGGGATTTTTTGCGGCAGAAAGCTGCGGCGGCAATACCGGCATAATGTGCAAAATGAACGCCTCACAAGATTGCTGAGGAAAGGATTTGAAACAATGAGCTTTTTAAAAGTCTATGCCGATATAGAATTTGAAAGAGCGAATAATCTGTCATGGTCAGAAAAATTATTCTCAAAGAACAAAAGCAGTTTCTATACGCGCGGCGAGCTCATTCATCAAGCAGCAATAATCGTGCAAGCGATAAGCGAGAATGAAATTCGCAATAATAATCTGGAGGGGAAATGAGCATCGGAAAAGATTTAGATGAAATTGCGGAGGAACTTTTGCATCTGGATTATGGCGAACTTCATATCGTCGTGCGCGGCGGAGAAGTAGTCAGTTATACAATTATACGATCAAAGCTAAAAACAAAAAATAAGTCAAAATCTTATCAGCAAACCAGGCTGAAAAACGAATATGAATCCAATGGAACGCATTTATCATAGACTTGACAAATGTTAAGTGCTGGCTTATATATATAAATGAAAATGATATGCGGATCTAACCGATAAACGGGCGACCGCATGCTGTGATTTTAAAATTACCTTGCCTAACCGATAAACGGGCGGCGAGGTTCGTCTCGATAAAGCCAAGAGTAAGGCTGTCGGGATGGACGTCGCCGCCCGTCATATTTATATGGCGGCGAAAGGGATATTAATGCCCACGAAGCCGGCCAGAATGTGCAAATACCCGTACTGCCCCAATCTCACCAGTGATTCATCCGGCTATTGCGATGTCCATGCAGCGATGCGCCCAGCTGGCAGGATGCCAGATAAGCGTCCATCTTCGCCGCGGCGAGGCTATGGCCGGGACTGGCAGAAAATCCGTGCCGAAGTGCTCACCAAGACAGGTATTCCTCGCAATCTCTGGCCGCTCTATGACATCGATCATAACCCGCCATATAACCCGGCAATCGAGCCTGATCACCGCAAATACACACTGATTCCACGGCTGCATGGTGAGCATTCGAGCAAGACATGTCGCGAAGACGGCGGCTTCGGAAGAAGACGGGGGGAGTCGAAATCTTTAGAAGCTTTTAGCGTAAACCGCAGCGGGTTCCCGATGTCGCACTCTACGGATTCCCGGGGCAAGGGGGTGTATCATGCCTAAGCCGCGTGTACCGACTCAGATCAAGATAATCCGCGGAACCTTCCGCAGAAACGAAGCACCAGCCCATGAGCCACAACCTGACTTGCTTAAAGCGGCTCCGAAGCCTCCTGCGCATCTCAATAAATGGGCGAAGCGCATGTGGAAAGATATCGCTGGCAAATTGCTTACACTCGGCATGCTCACAGATATCGATCTCTACACCCTTGAAGTACTCTGTGAGCAATACGGCATCTACCGAGAGCTCAAGGATGCGATCACGCATCGCCAGACGCCAGTTGGGCGCGAGAAGATCAGCATTGCCCAATATCTGGCTGGCCAGAATTCACAGACTATCCCGGAATATGCTGCCATGCGTGCGGCGTTCGAGCGGTACTCCGCCCTCCTAAAAGAATTTGGTCTTTCGCCTGCTTCGCGCAGTCGAATGGATATCCCTCGCGAGCCTCCAAAGGCTGTTGATCCGATGGAGGAACTTTTGAATGCGAAATAAGTGGCTTTTTCTGGCGGTGGCAATTATGACGGCAAGTCTGCGACCTGAAATCCTCTATGCAGAAAAAGTCCTGAACGGTGAAATTGTCGCTTGCAAGCTGGTTAAGCTTGCCTGCCAGCGGCATCTAGATGATCTGAAGCGCCAGAATACAGAGAAATTCCCTTATCATTTTGACGCAGCCCGGGCCGATCATGCCATTGCATTTATCGAGCAATTGCGGCATGTCGAAGGCCCATCAGCATCAACAATCGGGGGGCGCGACAATCGCATAAAACTCGAACTCTGGCAGAAATTCTTCGTCGGCAATTTGTTTGGATGGCGAAGAGCAGATGGAACACGGCGATTCCGGCATGTCTATTTCGAAGTTGCTCGCAAGAATGCAAAAACAACGCTTGGCGCAGGCATCGCCAATTATATCTTCTGGGCGGACCGCCCTGCGGATCCAGGATGTCAAATCTATTTTGCAGCGACAAAACAAGAGCAGGCGGCTTTGGCTTGGAGAATAGCAAGGCTGCAAATCGAGCGGCATCCAGTGCTGAAGAACCTTGGGAAAACATACGAGTCTAAACAGTATATCGTCAAAACAATGAAGGATGCAAAAGGAAGACCAGTCTCCGATTGGTCAAGCCGCATGCGTCCGCTTGGACAAGACTCAAAGACCGAGGATGGTCTTAACCCATCACTCGCAATCATTGATGAATATCATGCACATCCAACGAGCGAAATACTCGATGTTCTTGAATCTGGAATGATGGCCCGCCAGCAGCCATTAACTTTAATCCTAACAACCGCAGGAAGTAATTTCGATGGGCCATGTTACCAGGTGGAACGCCCTCTTGCAGTCGGCATCCTTGAGAAGACACTGCAACCAATACCGGAAGATGTGTTTGCGCTTATCTATACCCTCGATGAGGGTGACGACTTTGCCGATCCGAAGGTATGGATAAAAGCAAATCCTAACCTTGGCGTTTCTGTGATGCCGCAGTTACTCGAATCTCGCGTCGCGATAGCATTAGCGGCGCCGGCTCGAGCCCGTGATGTGAAAACAAAGAACTTCAATATCTGGCAGCAAAGTATCAATCGATGGATTACTGATGATATTTGGATGGCATGCGCTGAGCCTGTCGATGAAGAGGCTTTGGCTGGAAGGCATTGCACACTTGGTCTTGATCTATCAACAAATACTGACCTTACCGCAATTTGCGCAGCCTTCCCCCCTGCAAAGCCAGGAGAGCGCTGGAAGGCGGTATGGCGGCTCTTCATGCCAATGGATAACCTGCTTGAGCGTGAGCGGCAGGATAAGGTTCCTTACACTGAATGGGCACGGCTCGGGCTCGTTATCCCGACTGATGGAAATACAGTCGATTATGACTTTATCGAACAAGAAATCCGCATCCTCGGTGATAAATACCTTATTGATGAAATTGCCTATGACCCGTTCAAAGCAGGCGAAGTCGTAGCGCATCTATCAAGCGAATTTACTATGGTCGCTGTGCCTCAGCGATACAATCCCATGGCAATTTATTCTGATATCTTTGAGCGTCTCATACGCAAGGGAGAGCTCGCACATGGTGGGCATCCTGTTTTGCGCTGGATGATGTCATGCACTGAAGTCAAAGCTGATCGTCAAGGCAACATAATGCCGATGAAGCCGCGGCGAGAAACAAGCGGTAAACGTATCGATGGAATTGTTGCGGCAATAATGGCGATTGGCCGGGCATCGATTACGAATGGCGGCGAAGCTGGATTTGCCAAAGCTGATGAGGTAATAGGATGAAATTTGGCGAACGGTTGAGACTTGCAGCCCGCGCATTGCTATTTGGCAGTGATGATTGGGTCCGCGCTCTCAAAGGATATTATGAAACAGCCTCCGGACAAATCGTCACTGCAGATACCGCCATGCGGATCGCAACAGTGAATGCCTGCGTGCGTATTCTGTCCGAGACAATCGCCTCATTGCCATTGCATGTTTATCAGCGGCTCGACAATGGGGGCAAGGAACGGGCGCCTGACCATCCTCTTTATGAGCTTTTGCATTCGCGGCCCAATCCATGGCAGACAAGTTTCGAATTCCGCGAGCAGATGATGTCGCATTTGCTTCTACGGGGCAACTTTTTTGCAGTCAAGCTCTATCATGGCGACTTGATAATAGACGACCTTATTCCGCTCAACCCTGACAACGTGACAGTGCTACAGTTGCCGGATTATTCCTTGCAATATCAAATTTCCGGTACTGGAGCCGGGACGCTTATTTTGGGCCAGAAGGATGTTTTGCATATTCGCGGATTATCACGGAACGGAATCCTCGGCGAATCAGTCATCGCACAGGCTCGTGACACCTTCGGATCAGCCTTGGCTACCCAAGAATATGCGGGCAAATTCTGGCGCAATGACGCCACCCCAGCGGGAATAATCAAGGTTGCCAAAAAACTTGAAAAAGGTGAAGCGGACCGCATCCGTGAGATATGGACCGATGACCATGGCGGATCAGCGAATGCGCATAAATTGCATGTGCTCGGCGATGGCGCTAGTTTCGAAAAAATCGAGATGACTGCCGAGGATTCTCAGCTTATCGAGACGCGGCGATTCCAGCGCTCTGAACTTGCCTCTCTATTTAGAGTCCCGCTCATGCTGCTGCAAGCCGATACCCAGACGACTACCTATGCGAGCTCCGAGCAATTCATGCTCGCATTTGCCATGCATAGCATTCGCCCTTGGCTTGTGCGCATTGAACAAGCCTTGCAGATGCAGCTCTTTACTGCGCCGCAGAAATATTTCCCAGAATTCAACCTTGACGGTCTGCTCCGCGGCGATCTCAAGAGCCGCTATGAAGCCTATAAGATCGCTCGTGATGCGGGCTGGATGTCAAAGAATGATATCCGCGAGAAGGAAAATATGAACCCAATTGAAAACGGCGATGATTACCGCTCGCTGGCAGAATTGCAGAACGCAAGGAACCTCACAGGAGGCACATGATGATACGGTCAAAATGGTATGCAATCGATATAACTCCAGATTATGCAGAGATTTCAGTCTTTGATGAAATCGGCGGATTCGGCATTTCAGTGAGTGATTTCAAGGAGCAGTTTGACGCCATTAAAAACGCAAAGCAGATCAGACTTTTGCTTAATAGCCCCGGCGGGGCGGTTACCGAAGGCATGGCATTTTACAACCTACTTGCTTCTATTCGCGATAAGCTCACAGTCGAGGTGATCGGCCTTGCGGCCTCGATGGCATCGGTGGTGGCGCTTGCAGGCTCAAAATTGGTCATGGACGAGGGGACCTATCTCATGATCCATAATCCATGGACCATTACCTGGGGCGATGCGGACCAGCTGCGCAAAGATGCAGATGTGCTTGACAAGATGAGATCCGAGCTCATCTCGATCTATGCCGCGCATTCTAATCTTTCTCCACGAGAGATTGGCCAGATGATGGATGATGAGACCTGGCTGACCGCGCAAGAGGCATTCAATGCCGGGTTTGCTGATGAAGTGCATGAAACTGTGCAGGCAGCCGCGCTCTATGATGTATCAAAAATCGGCTTCAAAAAGATCCCGATGGCTCTGAAGCATTTTGATTTTCGCTCAATAAAGACAATTCGCGACTTCGAGGCGTTCTTGCGGGATGCAGGCGCGACTCGCGCGGAGGCAGCCGCCATCGCCTCCGGCGGATGGAAAGCGCTCCAGCGGGATGCTGGAAGCCAGAAATCCGAAGATGATGGCGAGATAAAAGAAGCCCTTGACGGGCTGATATCAATCCTGAAAGGAGAAAGCAATGGACTCTGATGTAAAAGAAATGCTCGATAACCTTGGCAAGGAATGGAAGGCATTCCGTGACACAAATGACCAGCGCCTTGCGGCGATCGAGGCGAAACAGGGGCATGCCGAGCTTGATGCGAAGCTGGCTGCCATCGAAAAAGAGCTCAATGAAACCAAAGCGCAGATCAATCGCGTTATGCTTGGCGCGCGACTTGGAGGCGCTGATGAAAAGAGCGAGCTCTATCGCGCCTTTACCGATTGGATGCGCGATCCTGGCCGCTCCCAGCAATTCAAGGCGGCAGTCCAGGTACAGACAGGCGGCGATGGCGGTTATCTTGTGCTCCCTGAACTTGAAAAAACCCTCCAGCGTGTGGTTAGCGACAGCGTGGCAATGCGTCAGCTTGCGAATGTGGTCACCATTGGCAGCAAGTCCTATCTGAAGAACATCAATAAGGGCGGGATCACCGGAGGGTGGGCTACTGAAGGCGGCACAAGAACCGGCAATGCAACGACTCCTGCGATCGCGCAGATTGAAATCATTCCGCGCGAGCTCTATGCCCTGCCCTCTGCATCGCAGGAGGCGCTCGACGACCTCGATTTCGATGTGGCAGCATGGCTGGCCGAGGAAGCCGGTATCACATTCGCCAGCCTTGAGGATGCTGGCTTTATCTCTGGCGATGGCAATGGCAAGCCAAAAGGGTTCCTCGCTGAAACGATGGTGGCGAATAGCTCCTGGACATGGGAGAAGATTGGCTACATCCTCTCTGGCGCAGCCGGCGCATTCCCGACAACTCATCCTGGCGATGTCCTGATCGATCTCATTTACGCGCTCAAGGCAGGCTACCGCAATGGCGCGGCATGGCTCATGAATGATCTCACGCAGTCCGTGGTGCGCAAGTTCAAGGATGGCCAGGGCAATTACCTCTGGCAGCCATCCTTCCAGCTTGGCAAACCTGATACCCTGTGCGGCTACCCGGTCATGATTTCCGACAGCATGCCGGATATCGCGGCAGATGCGTATGCTATCGCATTCGGCAATTTCAAACTGGGCTATCAGATTGTCGACCGCAAGGGGGTCCGGGTTCTCGCAGATCCGTATACCACGAAAGGCGCGGTGACCTTCTACACCTACAAGCGCGTAGGCGGCGCAGTCGCTGACTACAATGCGATCAAGGTAATCAAATTCGCGGCATCTTGAGCTGAGAGACAATAAGGTAGCAGCTATTCTGGCTGCTGCCTTATTGGAGGAGAGCATAGAGCATGCTGAGCACTGACGCACTGACGAGCTGGGAAACCGCAAAAACCATGCTGGGCTTTACTGATGATCTACAATTGGCTGTCGAATTCCTCATTAATGCTGTATCGGCTACTGCAAATCGCATCTCGGGTCGTAGGCTTAAGGCAAGGGATTACGATTTGCGTTTAAATGGAACCGGCAAAAATTCGATAGTACTGCCCGAATATCCCATCGCCTCTCTGTCAAAGATATATATCGATGGTAATCGGGAATTTCCTCCGGAATCGGAAATTGATCCTGATATGCTTTCTATCGATTCGGATGGAGGGATAATTCGGCTGCATGACATGATTTTCCCCGCAGGGACTGGAAATGTACGCATAATCGCCAAACTTGGCTATGATCCTATTCCCCAGGACTTGGAACTTGCCGTGCTCGAAGCAATCTCATACAACAGGCGGCGATTGGAATCCGGCACAACCGGCATGCGGCAAGTCAGCGTTGATGGAACAGTAACCTCGCAATACGAGCTCGGCCTTCCACTCTCAATTCGCGAAGTTTTCGAAGGATACCGGAGCAATCTATGATCTCAATGACGCTAAAGACAAAAAAATATGGGGATCTAGAGAAATTCGCTGATACTCAGCTAATTAAAATGTCAGCACGGATTACTTCTCTCTGGGGCGAAAGTTTAGCGAATTATATAAGAGAAACCCAGCTCTCGGGCCAAGTGCTCAATGTAATCACAGGAGAAACCCGTGCATCTATGGGGTTCTATAAGCTAAAAGACAAAAAAGCATCAATGGCTGTCCGCCCAGGGAAAAACGTTAAAGGACATTTAAATTATCTTGGCGGCATGCAGCGAGGGATGCTCGCGGGTCGAGGGCGAAAAGTACTCATACGGCCTAAACCATTCATGAGGCCAGGCTTTCGTGCATGGCGGGCTAGCGGAGAACCACGGCGCATCAAAGAAGCGGTATTTCAGGCATATTTGCAGAAGAATTTTGCAAAAGAAGGCATTGAAACATGAAAATATGGAATATCTATAAGGAACTCAAAGAATATCTCGAGCAAAATCTGAATGCAAAAGTTAAGGCGCTCGCCATTGATGCAAAGATTGTTTGCGCCGAAGCTAAAGCTTTCTGGGTTGGATGGAGAGATCCGTTTAACCTTAAAGATTACAACTCTGTCTTTGTGGTCCCTGATACCATCAAGCGCAACGATGATGCAGTAACTGATGATGTCTCAATCGCTATTATCGCAGCATTGAAAGCTTCAACTCCTGATACGCTCTCTGACCAGATGGGCATCTATGCTGACGCAATCGCTACGGTTTTCGAAAATGATCCTACATTAGGAGGTATCGCATTTGAATCAAATGTCATTGATATCGATTTTTCACTGCCTGCACCAGGCTCTCCGCTGATTGGTGCACTCACCGCAATAATCATGGTCCGTATGGACCGAATCAAAGATCAATCTTAGGAGGATTGTAATGGCAAATCGATTTTCTGGAACAAAAAATTATCTGTATCTTGGCTCGCTCGGAACTGAGGTAACCACAGGGGCTCTCTCTGGCGAGAAATTCTTCAAGATCACCGCGAAAGGCGCTTCGAGCGCATTCCCAGCGGAATCAGTGGTTAATGATGTTGTCTTCAACAAGCCGGCCATCACGCTCACATCTGGGGACAAAGCGAAACCAATCGAGCTCACAAAGCTAGGCTTTGTGACGAATGTACCGCAGAGCGCATCCAAGGAAAAATATGAAAATACCGTGCAGACGGATGTCGCTAAATCATATGAGGAAGGCGACAAGCCGGAAATTTCCGGCACCATCGATGGCTATTTTACCGATGATGCAAATGCGGATCTCATCCTCAAACGATTCTTCCGCCTTATCGATGACAACGGCGCCGGGCAGAAAACATATCAGCCGATCGAAACCGGCGTTCTGCATTTCTTCCTTGGGCGCAGGGAAACAACCACCGTCGGCCAGGTTGAAGTCATGGAGTATATGCCGGCCATAATCGACAGCCTCACCGTTGATAAGCCGATGAACGGTCCGCAGACATTCAACTTCGCCTATACCGTGATCGGCAACGAAATGCCGTCGATCACCAGACGCACTATAACGGCATAGGGCTATGGCGGTATTGGAAATTAGGGCCGGGGCGAACCCGGCCGATCCAGCCGGCGTGCAGCTATGGTTTGGTGAGGAAGCCATAGAAAATGCAAAAGTGATCGAAGCATACAACGATCACGGGAAAAAGCGAGTGATCGCAGAGATTATCTGGGAGGAAAAACTTGGAAGAAAAGAAGTCGAAAAGAGTGACAAGCGCAAAGGTGACAATCTACGAGCCGGATCTATCGTGGAACAAATGGAAGGAACCGCCAAAAAATAATGCTCCTGGCATTCCTATGCCTGATGATGAGAAGGTAAAGGTCGAGATCACCTGGCCAGATATCGAGACTTTCGAGCGATTGATCGGGAATGACTCGACCTTCGCAACATTCATTACGCTCACCAAACATTGCGCGACGAAGATTACTGGTTTCAACTTGCATGGTGAGCCAATTGAAACCGGCGCTGAGCTGGCAGCAGTCCGTGCCGGGCGCACGAGCAAGGCGCGTGAGCTTGCCATCAATATTGGCTCATACATTTTCAAGGAAAGCCTCCTGGATGAGGAAGAGGAAAAAAACTGAGGGCTGCGGCGCAATTGGCATTTGCCGATTGTGCCGCAGATGATCCGGATTGGGAGAATTTTGCGCCAGATGAATTCGAAATTTTGCCTTCAGCCATTAATGACTCTGGCAAAATGCTGGTCAGGCGGCGCGATATTCCTAGGCTTTTATCGAGCCCGCTATTCTTAAGTGGATGGAAAGAATGGGCACGATACAAGCGGTTTGGATTGCCACATGGAACCGGTTGGAGAAATGAGAAACCGCTCGTTGTGCGTGTAATCGAACTTATGGAACAGGAATTCGAAGCGAAGCAGGCTGCCGAAATGGAGAAAAGGCATGGCTGATGTTGAAGATCTGAAGATTATCCTCCGTGCGGAAGTTGATAAAGCAATATCTGATCTCAAGAAAGCAAGCCGCGAAGGGAAGAATGCCCAGAGGGATTGGGATAATATTGCAAAATCATTTCAAGATAATATAAAGCATAGCCTCTCGCTTAAGAATGCATTTTCGCAGCTATCCATGCAAATCGCCGGCGGGTTGGCGATCTACAATCTCGCAGCAAACGCAATATCTGCTCTATCAAAAACTTTTAAAGAATCAGTCCAGGAATATTCAAAAGCAAGCGAAGAACATGCCAGACTTGAGGCACAGATTCGAGCAACAGGCGGCGCTGCCGGTTATACTGCAAATCAGCTCGAGAATATGGCGACTGAGTTGCAGACAACAACAAAAATTTCCGAAAATGAAGTAAGGGCAGCCCAGTCATCCTTATTGAAATTTACAAGTATTACCGGAGATGCTTTCAAGAAAGCAACCGAGCTATCGCTGGATCTTGCAAAGACTATGGGCACAGATACCGCATCCGCTGCACAAATGCTTGGGCGTGCCATAGAGAATCCTGCCGAAGGCTTTGGGGCATTGCGGCGATCTGGAATTATTCTTACCGAATCGCAAGAAAAGCTTGCAAAAGCCTTTGTTGAATCGGGAGATAAAGCAAAAGCACAAGAAATTGTCTTGCAAGCCGTTGCTGACCGTGTAGGTGGCGTTGCAAAGGCAATTGGCAATGATGATCCTGCAGGACTTAAGCGCCTTGGAATTGCGGCAAATGAGGCAAAAGAACATCTCGGCAAAATGGTTGCAGAAGGGATATCTCCCGTCATTAATAAGCTTGCTGATCTCATTGAGAGATCAAATAATGCAAAAGATGCAATTAATAATTTAAATGCAGCGCTGCGAGGAGAAGGAGATTATGACAGCATCAAAGCAGCTTATGAAAGAGAAAAGAAAACTCTTGAAGCATTAAAGGCTAGCCTTGCCGGAGCAGATATTGTTGAACAAGCGCAAATTGAAAAGCAAATAGCAGATGTAGAAGCCCGTATTGCACAACTGAGCGAAATGCTGAGGAGAAAAGCGCAAACAGCATCAGGACCATCATCTGGAACAAAACCATCAGTTCAAAATGAAAAAGATGAGAAGGCTGCCGAATATATTAAATCAGTCAATGATGAATTGGCTAAAAATATTCAGGCTATCAAATTAAGAGCATCTGCGCTTGGGCAAGAAGCATCATCCCAGGAATTACTTACTCAATATCTTAATGCTTATGTAAAGCTCATTCAGGGGTCGAATGGGCTGGTGACAGAAAATAATCCAGCAGCAAAACTGCTAAAAATCCAAATACAAGCGCTTGTAAATGGCCAGAAAGAATTAAGCCAAGCGCAGGCTCTCGCCGAATACCAGATGGAAAAAGCCGGCGAGATTGAGGGTGCGCGCTACAATGCGGCGTATGAGTACTGGAAAGCGCAGCAAGCAGCCGCGAAAGCAGCGGCCGAGCAGCAGGAGCGGGAAGCCCAGGCATTAGCCGAATACCAGATGGAGAAAGCTGGCGAGATTGAGGGTGCCCGGTACAATGCCGCATATGAGTACTGGAAAGCGCAGCAAGCAGCCGCGAAAGCAGCGGCCGAGCAGCAGGAGCGGGAAGCCCAGGCGCTGGCTGAGTATCAGATGGAGAAAGCCGGCGAGATTGAGGGTGCGCGCTACAATGCGGCGTATGAGTACTGGAAAGCGCAGCAAGCAGCCGCGAAAGCAGCGGCCGAGCAGCAGGAGCGGGAAGCCCAGGCGCTGGCTGAGTATCAGATGGAGAAAGCCGGCGAGATTGAGGGTGCCCGGTACAATGCCGCATATGAGTACTGGAAAGCGCAGCAAGCAGCCGCGAAAGCAGCGGCCGAGCAGCAGGAGCGGGAAGCCCAGGCATTAGCCGAATACCAGATGGAGAAAGCTGGCGAGATTGAGGGTGCCCGGTACAATGCCGCATATGAGTACTGGAAAGCGCAGCAAGCAGCCGCGAAAGCAGCGGCCGAGCAGCAGGAGCGGGAAGCCCAGGCGCTGGCTGAGTATCAGATGGAGAAAGCCGGCGAGATTGAGGGTGCGCGCTACAATGCGGCGTATGAGTACTGGAAAGCGCAGCAAGCAGCCGCGAAAGCAGCGGCCGAGCAGCAGGAGCGGGAAGCCCAGGCGCTGGCTGAGTATCAGATGGAGAAAGCCGGCGAGATTGAGGGTGCCCGGTACAATGCCGCATATGAGTACTGGAAAGCGCAGCAAGCAGCCGCGAAAGCAGCGGCCGAGCAGCAGGAGCGGGAAGCCCAGGCATTAGCCGAATACCAGATGGAGAAAGCTGGCGAGATCGAGGCTGCCAGGTATCTTGCTGCATATCTGGCATGGCTAAAAAAACAGCAGTTGATAGAAGACGAAAAGAAAAAGTGGGAAGATTATTATAAATACCTTAAGTCGCAAGCTGAAGAAACCGCAAAAAAAGTATTAGCTTCAGGATTGCTTGACCTGTTCAATTCTATCGGCGCAGCAATGGCCTCCGGGGCGAGCTCTGCAGATGCAGCCGAAGCCGCAATGCGTAAATTCTTCCAAACCGCGCTGCAACAAACATCAATGCTGGCACTCAATGCAGGGCTTAAGCTGCTCGTTGAGGGCGGCTTGTCTATGTTGCCTATGGCGCTTGGATTGTTTGCTCTTGCTGGCATTTCCGGCATTGCCGCTGGAGCTATCGGTGCGGCCGGCGGTGTGCGCCAGGTTGATTATGATCAATATATCGTCAATCCGGTCATTGATGCAGAAACTGAGCTCGCCAATAAGCGAGTCGATATAATAAAACAGCAACTTGACGATGAGAAAAAACTTCGCGACGAAAATCTCAAAAGGATTGAAGAGTCATTCAATACAGAATATGAGGTCCTTAAAGATCAATGGCAACGCGGCTTAATATCGACCGAACAGTACAAACAGCAATCTGCAAACTTAAGAAGCCAAGAAGAATCGGCAAAAGCAGAAGCCAATAAGCCAGTAGAAGAAGCCGAAGCATTATTGGCACAAATAGAGGCAGCCAGGAATCAAAAATTATCGTATTTGGCGACAGAGGCCAAAAAACGGCAAGATGAGCTTAATTCTATGTCGGGCTGGGATAAATTCTGGTCCGGCAGAGATGAAGAGCTTGTTGCAGAGCTTGATGTGCTTGACGCACGTATAAAAAAGGTAAAAGAAGCGCAAAGCTTGCCAGAAATCTCCGCCGCAAAATATGGTGCAGATTTTGTCACGCAGGGACCAAAACTGATGCTTGTCGGGGATAATCCAGGCGGTCGCGAGCGCGTGCGGGTTGAGCCCATAGGGACACCTAATCGATATGGGCCAAATTCAGACCAAATAATCATTCAAATCAGTGGTGATGTCTATGGTATCGAAGACCTCTATCAAAAGCTTGAAGCAGCTGGCAGAAAACTCATGAAATCAGGAAGACTTCGAACAGGGGCATTTGCATGATAAGGAAGATATCTGTTGAACTTGCCTTTCCAGGCGAATCATCTTGGATAGATGTCTCATCTCTTGTGCTCGATAAATCATGGACCATCGATCGCCAGGCATTCAATGATGAGAAAAAATCAGCCGTTGACAAATTCTCCTGCAATTTAAGATTTGATCTAACTATTTTTTCAAAGCTGCGTGCTACTGAAGCACGAATCGGGATAAGAGTAAAAGATAAAGATGGCAATCCATTATTCTTTGGCGCCATTGAGCCAGCGGTATCGCATGAGACATCGGACCATATTGGAGATATTGCGATTGAGGCTGCCGACAATTCCTGGAGGCTCGATAAAAAAATTAAAACTGCACGCCAGATGCCTGCATCAGTTACGCTTGCAGGCTTCTACATTTGGAATCCAGCAGATCAGCAACATTCTATATGCCATATTTTGCTTGCAGATGCAGGTTATAACGATGCAGAAATTGATAACTCAGTGAGCGATTTACGGCAAATTGCAATTGTTTCAATTGAGAAAGATGTTGCAACATATCGTGAAGTGCTTGATACGCTGCTCATGGAACATGAGCTCGTCCTGCATGCAAGGCCAGATGGAATCTTGACATTGCTTTCTTGGCGGCCAACGCCTATTTCTTCCATCATCGATAAAAATTTGCTATCAACCGCTAAACCATTTCGAATCGAAAATCGCTTTGATAAGCGCGATGGAGCAAAGGTAACTTGGGCGCAGCCTGAGATTATTCCAAATGTTTTGGTCTATCGCGAGAATTTGCCGGTAGATGAAAATGGGGTTTTCACAGGCGAGGAAATCGCGGCTGGCGATTATTTTCCGAAAGATGCTGATATAGAGGATATATATCAATCTTATGTCGAAAATTGGCTTGATCGGCCGTATTTAGCACGAGAAACGCGCATCAAGAATAAAGATCTTACTTTGCTTGCTACAAGTGAGCCGCAACTAAGCTATGATGCTGATGATGGGATTACACCAGATATCGCGGAATTCGATTTTAAAAGAGCTCATATCAGATTTATTAACAATGCAATCGAAACAAAAAAAATTTACAATTTTGAAATAAAAGCAAATGTATTGATCCGTAAGAAAATCGGCACTACGAAAGCATCTCCTCTCGGAACCGAGACAGAATTACTGGAATATACATCACAATATATCTTTGATGATGCTGCAGCATCATCGCTTGCACAAGCTTTGGCGTTTGACGCTCTTGCTGAAGAGCAATATACATTTGGTTTGAATGAGATTATTGAAATCGGCTCGCGTGTAAGGCTTATTGAGCAACGCAATGGAACCGACGTTGAAGCGATTATTCAAAGAGTAAAACTCTCGGGCAAAAGCCCGGTTAATGAATATGAGGCAATACAATTCCTATATGAAGGCAATTTACAGCTAAATCATGATTATATTATTAGCAATCCAAAATGGCCACCGCTCAATAATGCTGCCGCCATTACCGCCAATCTCTCCAACGACAGCCATGTCGTGCCCACCGACGCCAACGGCAACAACGGCAACTACACCGGCTGTGCAACTACCATGTCGATCTATGTTGGCTCGAGTGACGATTCGGCGAACTGGACAGTGACAGCAACCCCCTCAAGCGGCGTGACTGGGTCGCTCTCTGGCAAGACCTACACCGTCACGGCCATGTCAACCGACACGGGATATGTTGACCTGACCGCCAGCAGAAGCGGATACGCATCGGTAACCTGCCGGTTTACCATCTCGAAAGCGAAGCAGGGTGCCGTAGGCCAGAACGCGACGGCATATTGGGTAGTCAGCTCAGCAGCGGCCATCTCAAAATCGCAAGCAGGTGTATATACCCCAACGAGCCTCACTTTCACTGGGAAGTCGGCGACAGGGACTGCGTCTCCTGTTGACTATGCGGGGCGATTTATCATCGCCGAGACAACAGACGGCTCTGCCTGGACCGACAAGTACACCTCGTCGAGTAACGAGTCTGCGAAAACCTATACTCCGAGCGCGGGCATCAAAGCGGTACGGGTAAGACTCTACCTCGCGGGGGGAACAACCACATTACTGGACGAAGAGATCATCCCGATTGTTGTGGACGGACCTACTGGCCCGACCGGGCCACAGGGACCAGCGGGGCAAAATGCAATCACTGGGGTTCTCTCCAACGACAGCCATGTCGTGCCCACCGACGCCAACGGCAACAACGGCAACTACACCGGCTGTGCAACTACCATGTCGATCTATGTTGGCTCGAGTGACGATTCGGCGAACTGGACAGTGACA